CACTTGCTGTAAGACATCCATGCCAAACGCATCAATGCCAACGCCCTGCTTGTCCACATCGGCAATAAATGCCTCGTAGAATGTGTCCAGCGGCTGCACCAAGGGATAGCGCTCAAACGGCTTGCCAGATAGTGACTTGACTGTGTTGCAGAACACGCTGTACAGAAATGAGCGATTCAGCCGCGCTTTGTACTTTTTGTCGCTCTCGCGCTCGTGCTTTGGCAGATATTTTTCACCCGCCGCGCGCATAGCCGCCGTGCCACCCAGAAGCGTATTAGCTTCGTCGCGGGCAGGCTGTGCCAGGGCATAATCCCGGCTCGGTGTGTTTACGTCTACATTCAAAGCGACAATTCTCTAATAATGGAGGTTTTCGCCCGCTCGGTCACGGCGTAGCGGGTTTCATCGTAATTGTGATCTTCAACTTCGTCTGCAATATCGTCAGGGTCAGACTCATCACGCGGCACAATAGGTACCAATTCAATCCACTTGCGGCACGTGTTGAAAACAAATATTCCAGGGCTTTCCATGGGGTTCTGCAATGAAGCCTCTAACAGTGTGCGTATCTTGTCCGCACCCGCCCTGCGTGAACCGGGCCTTTTGTCCGCATGGGTCCACTTGATACCCTCTGCCGCCATGTTATCGGCCACGCTGGCCGAATCAGCTGTATCGAATATCGAAGAGTCTGCCGCGCCGGGTTTTACTCGTGACCCCCACGGAAAGTCAGCCTCTCGCTGCTTGATGCCCTCGGCGACCTTTTTTGCCGTCAGCCTCAGCCCTTCATTTTCCTGTCCGGTTGACCCGTACCACTCCGCGATCCTGAACCATGTTCCACGTGGAAACGTGCGCTGCAGACCACCAGGCAGCTTGACCACCTCACCGTTAGACTCAGCCCACCAGCCGACCGAAAAGGGTTTGGAAAATCCCCAATCGAGACAGCGCTTGATTTTCCACCGGAATGGAATTTCAAAGGGCTGGACAACATGCACGAGGTCATCCCAAAGATCGTCCAACATGCCGCCGCTGGTTACGTCCCATGACCCGTAAAGCCACGCCTTGCGCTTGTTGGGGTCTTTGACCGACTTGATCGTGTCCAGATAGGTAGCGTCTAAATACGGGTTTTCCCGCATCGCGCCAAATACACTGACCCTTGTACGGTTATCTTCCATCACCGGCACGCCCGCAGGGGCAGGGGCAATGAAATACTTTTTAACCCAATTGTGGCCGCGCCCATAAGGGTTAGTTGTGCCCCGAATCTTCAGCGGGATAGGCTTCTGGCCCTTCTGTGGCTGGAAGCTGGAACGGTTGCACGACTTCATTGAGTCATAGCATTTGCCGTCTGGCCAGCTTGTCAGCTCTTCCCAGCCTATGAAGGGATATTCATGGCCGTGATAATCCCAGTACTGGTCCTTGGCCTTAAAGGCTCTGAATAACAGCTCTTCGCCGCCCTCAAAAATCCATTTGTAATCGCCCTTGCTGGACAAAAACCGCGCTCTCGGAAATATCTGCCGAAACCAGCGCTTTGACCTTACAATAATGTCCTCTAAGTGTTTGTACTCGCGCCGGAAGATCACCCCGCGCCAGTGGCTTCCGTAGCCCTGCCCGACATGCTGGGCAAAATCCATTAACAATGTGTCGGTCTTACCCGGCCCGCGCTCGCCGTGGTACAGCAGCTCATCATAGGGGCAGGTCAAAACCAGCTGCTGGCTACCCGGCAACGGCGACCAGATAACGGCGCTATTCGCCATCCCGTTTCAGCGTGTTCTGGTGTGCCTCGGCAATAGTGGCCCAATCGGCTGGGCTAGTCGGGATCGCCAATACGCCACTGATCGGCCCGCCATCTCTGCCGGTATGTTCCATGCCGTCGCGCAGGCCCAAATCCCGAGCAATAATGATCGGGTTTAGCAATTCCGCCGCCGCGCCAGTGAATTTATAATCGCGTATGTAATGCTCTACACGTTCGACGGTTTCGGCCAGAACTTCGCTGTTGTGATAGTTGTGCCAGGTTTGCTTGGCAATATCCAAAAACAGAAAAAGCCCGTCAAATGTCATGGCGCGCATCTTGCTCACCTCGCCTTTGACAATTCCACCCTGAAAACTAAAAATCTTTTCCTCTTTAAGCGGATTCGCTTCAACCCACTCGAAATATTCAACACACGCATTCCAGAGATTTTCACCGCTATCAAACAGCGGCTTGCGACCGTGTGAGCTGCGCTGCTTCCAAAACTGATTCCCAATAATCGCGGGATTGCCTTTTTTTTGCGCCATGTCGGCCTCCGGCCAATGGTTTCACGCCAGCACCGCTGGCAGTTGTGCTAATTTACAAACTATCCCGCTGGGCATTGTTGACGCGCTCTATGGTGCGGGCTGTTGTCAATCCAAGCATTCCCAGCAACACCGGCATCATTGTGGACATGTCCAGTGGTGCCATATTGACCTTGCTATACGCCTCGACAATAGGCCCGACCATGGGGATTATGACAAAATTAACGGCCATTCCAAACATACACAACCAGCCCGTGGCAGGACGCCAGCCAGACACAAAGACAGAGCTGCTAGACGCCTCTATTTTGTTGACTTCCATTTGCGCGATCAGCTCGGCATGGGCGTGCTCTGCCGCCATGGTAGTCACTTTGTAGGCGATCTCTGCGGCCTTGTCCTTGTCCGTGATAAATTCGGATAACAGATCAGTTACCGGCTTCGCCAGCCCTGTCACGATATCAGCCACAATGCTCACAGCAACCCCTCGGCAATATCGTCTGCGCGCCTGCCTACCTGGTCCGCATATTTGCTATGCAGTACCTGATAAGACGCCTCGGTATAATCGCCCATTTCCAGCGCTTTAATCATCATCTTGAAACCCCGAAACCGGTTAGGGCCGAGGTTGTGACGCAAATCAATTAGTGCTACTTGCTGCTTTTCGTGCAGCATGTTCCACCACGAAAAGGTGGCCAAATCCTCGATACATTCCTTAATATCGTTATCCAGCAGGTAATCCGACTCTGCCTGGGTGATTCCCTTGTCTTCAAGGTTGCGGCCTCGCCCTATACTGAGCTTACCAGCAGGGCATGGGTAAACTTTGTGCTCGTCGCCCTCGTGGCGATCAATCGAAATTCTGGCTAATTCAATAAGGCCCATTATTTTTCTACAATACTAACGTTGATACTGCGATCTTCCTGTCGCGCCTTCAGCGCACCTACCCCTGCCGTGGTGATGTGGTTGGTGATTTTGTGGTTATGGCCCAGGGTGCCGCCTTCCAGCCAAAACGTGGTTGTGGTATCGGTGAAATCGTCGTCTGTGAGGGCGAATGAAGATGACGGACCCGTGACTACCCATGTTGAAGCCGCTATGGTGTCACCGGCCAACCAGGCCGACCAGTCAACCGAATAGTCCAGTACCGCTTCTGCGTCTTTTGTGATTGTCGTGAGTGCCATTCGGGTTCCTTAGCTTGATGACGCCGAAACCCGAAAGGTTCGAGCCTCTGCCACGGTCACTGCTCGTGTGCGGTTTTCGGTAGCCACGTAAAAAATATACTTGGGTTGATAATCTACTGGCGGCGTTTCAATGATTGGCAGGGGCGCACCGCCCGCTGTCGGGTAGGCCGCTGTTGGATATGCCCCGCTCATGGATTATCTGATTGCCTCACACCGCACCGGCTGAAATTATCATCCAATTCGCCCCATCACTAATAATGACTAGTTGATGGTCAGCCAGCGCGATATCAGTCGTAAGATTGCCGTCTAGCGTTTCACTGCCGTTTCCGTTGATAGTTGGTAGCCCAGCGCCAGCACGCTTGAACCAGAATATCTTGCCTGCGAAACCTACCGCAGTAGGCAGATCAACCGCTTGTGCGGTTGCTCGATTTAACTTGATAACACAATCGTCGTGCGTAACGGTGACAGTCGCGGCAGTCGCTTCTCGATAGCCAACCGTAAGGCCCCCCGCAAACCAAGCGGACCCCGCCTGGTTGATGTACGCCTTTTCAGTCGTATTGTTGAAAAATGATGCGATTTTCGCCGTGGTTGTTAAAGCGCCTGATGAGAACTTAAACGCGATTGCGCTTGCGCCGTTTGCTACTGTTGATGAGAATGTCCCCACGGAAGTTAACAGGTTCCGTGCGATGTAAAAGTTGCCTATAAAGTTAGTGCCAAAACCAGGATCAGCAAATCCGGCTGCGGTTATATTCCCGTCCTTGTCCATGTGGACTTTGCGTGTAGCGCCGTTCCACCACTCATACAGGTTCGTGCCAGTGGCTGCCATCGTTTGAGTGACGGCCTTAAAGCCGACCGCTGAAGCACCGTCTGCCACGCCCGACGTGGCTTGGCCTGACGCAGAGTAAAAACCGCCATCTTTGTCTATGTAGGCTTTTTCAGTCGTGCCGTTAAACCACGAGGCGATTTTCGCCCCTGCTGTTGTCAGAGCGGTACTGCTAAACTTTAATGCAATCGCATCGGCGGCGTCAGCTACTAAAGACGACACACTACCGGCCACGACGAGTAAAGGGCGATTTAAATAAAAACTGCCTAAAACGTTAGAGCCAAAACCAGGATCAGCAAATCCGGCTGCGGTGATATTCCCATCCTTATCCATGCGGGCTTTGCGTGACGCACCGTTCCACCACTCATACAGGTTAGCGCCAGCGGCTGCAAATGTCTGTGTTATCGCCTTGAATCCAACCGCTGAGGCGCCGTCTGCTATCAGCGACGTGTCTACCCCCGTCGCGTGCTCTAGGTCGCCAGTCAATCTAGGCACGTTGGTTTCCACGTAAACGCCGTTTCTCGTGTAGCCTTTAACCGGCAATCCGGCCATCGCCGCAGCCGCAATACGCTTACCCAGCTCGTTGGAGCTTGCTGGGACAAAGTGTACAAAATCGCCACTTCCTAATACTGAGAGGCCAGAGCTCGATACAATCTGAACATTTGTCCCCGTGGAATTATTAAGTAGTTGCGTGCCTGTCCAGCCTAACGCTTCAATCCATCCTGCGGCAGGTTCGGCGTGCAACCATTTAACGTTAAATTTCGTTATCCATCCCTGCGAAACCATGTGATTAAACAGGGTATTCCACTTGGATAGAAACTCTGGACCAAGAATCCCTAGCGTCGCATCGTTCGCGCCCATCGACATGCCGACAACATTGATCTTGGTCGGACTTCCGGGGATCGCTGCCAAAGCGGTAGCGACATAGCTGGTCAGGGCGTTCATGCCCTCTTTGCCCGCGCCGCCTCCCGGCTGGAAGTAGTTAATGGTCTTGCCATCACGGGCAACGATAATGGTATAGACCTTGTTTCCACGGGCGCGTTGAATGGCGTTTGCTGCAGCAAAGCCGGAGTTACAGCATCCGCCACGCTGAAGGCCGATAAACGGTGCCGGGTCAGCAGGAGGTGTGATCGCCGCTGCGTTAGGGTCAACAGCGCGCCACGCAAGAGTAGACACGTTGTAAGCTACGCTGGGGTCGGTAGCATAAAACTCACAGTTTGTGTTGGTCGTCTGTATGCCTGTATCGGACCCGCCGAAGCCGCCCTGGGCGTTGCTATCACCAATCCACAACATCACCACTGGCTCGCTTTCCGCCAGACCGGGGAACATTTTGTAGG